CATCGCCAGCGGAGTACGAATTTATTCGTACGCCGCTTCGTGTACCTTGATGAAGACCACGCTGCGGACTCTGTAGAGAGTCCGCCCCGTGAGCTAACATCAGTGTCATCAGAAGGCAGGTAGTTGCGGCCACGTTCGGTGTGATACCGAAGCAGCTTCAACCACCCATCTAGATGATGTTCCATTGATGGGGCTTTAACATCTCGTACTTTAAACTCCTGCTTTTGCAGGCGTTTATTTGTACGCGTACGTTTCGGCCTCCAGCTGTCAGGCACTTCTCTGAGTGACGGGCATGCAAGACGCATGTCATCACAGACTAATTCACCATAAGCTAGGTGAAGAAGTTCTACGATGTAATCGTAGGCAGTGAAGTAACCCCTGTCGTACAGTGAATTCGCGTAAGCGATCCACGATACGTAGGCATCTGGCGACGGTGATTCCGTCCATACCGTTCTAACTCGAACGGGTGTGACATCGAAGCCTTTGAAGGCATCCATGCCACAGGATTCTCTGAAGAATCCATGGAGACAACTCTTGTCACGGTTTATTAGTAAACCAAATGACTCCAGTTGTTGCATTGCATTCGCGGCGTAAGCCGTCGGGACAATGACGTCATCACCATACACTAGTATACGCTCTCGCGTATACGCGTCAGGAGCTGCAGCCGACAAGATACTCCAGATCGTTAACGCCAATATTGGGAAGCATAATGCTGAACCCATTGGCGCAAACTTATGGAGAGGTAATATCTTGCCGTCCGGCAGTCGAGTACTGAGTGACCTTGCTGCTTCCAGACGTTCTGTAACGTCACTGGGAAACAGCAGGCGAACTAATGATGTGGACACACGATCGCTGGCCTCCTTGAGGTCCAGGGTCGCGTAGCGACCGTTGATCGACCCATACCGGGCCGCGCAACGATTGTGCGTCTGATCTGTAAAGAAGACATTCCCGCTTGTTAGCGGATGCTTCTCTACGTGCTCTACCAGCCGCGTCATGATACCTTGTTGAATCCATTGGAAATCCACTGGTTCACAGGATATCAGACGGGGTCCTCTAGAATCCTTCGGCACGAGGACAACCTTGGCCGAATGGTCTATTGACTTGATTCGTTTGACGGAATCAAGACGATCACACACATGGTTTATTGACGAAAAGAAATATTCGTCAAGTGGCCAATATTGTGTGATTCGTTCGCTAACATTAGTCCATATGTACTTGGACCAGAGCTTCTCTTTGGTAGAGACAGCCCCGGGACCATGACGTGGGATTATATCAGTGAACGAAAAGGCCTGGAATACTCTTGCGAGTAAAATCCTGGCCTGTTTAACGACTCTAGCTTGGCTGGGTTCATTGCGAACCCAACGGCCAGGTGGGAGGATAGCAACGTCGTTTGCAAGGTTTGCAAACTTATTTGCTAGGGGAGCCAGCTCTTCTTCAGTCTTAACAAACTGTTGAATTACTGATTCTTCTTGCTCAGTGGAGTAGTCAAGCTTGTATTTGTAGAATACATATACAACTTGACGGATTACTCCGACGCTGCTTGCGCACGGGTCCGGAAGGACCGTACCACTAGGGTCGAATATGCGATTGAAGAACTCGCCGAGAAACCTCGGTAAGCGACTCCGGGGTTGGGTTTTGAACCCAATCCCAGAGCAGTCAAACGCAGATTCGCTAGATAAAGCCCGATCAAGGGCCTTACCCAAACGTGGAAGGGTTTTAGTAATAAAACCGTTTCCTTCCCGTTCATGTCGAGCTTTCAGTTTTGCAACTGTCAGCCTTAATGAACGCGTGTTGAACACCGTCTCATGCGACTTTTGAATGTCGCAGAGCAGTGCGGCGATGAGTCTAACTAACTCGTCTTGTCTCTTAATGGTTACCATAAGGTAATCCTACAAGAGTACGCTCTGCAATGCGATCCACTATAACCACTACAACTCATATGCCAATTAGACATACAAGCCCTCAACGGAAACCGAAAACTATCACCAAGAAGCGGCAGGTTATGATACCTACCGCCCGATGGTACGTAGTTTCCGGTCCTCTACCCACAGAGACAGACGGCAGGGTTGCCGAACTTCTCAAGGGCGGAGACTCCTTAACATACGATGACGGGTTCGGGACTTTAACCCCGGACCTTCTTGAACTCCCTGTCAAACTGTTCGTGGTGCTCGGCGTGGCCTTGAATGGCCACGTCTACGCACCCGACATGTCAACATGGAATTTTAAGCATCGTATATGCTTTGGGGACGCGATCAACAACAGCAACATACCGTACATCATCGAAGCATCCGGGGTTTGCACCCTGGACGGCGACGGCGATGTGTCGATAACATTGCAATGTTGATCACGTGCTAATCGTTAGTATCACACTAACGGTTAGTCCCGGACCAGTTGATTATGTTGGAAAAGTCCAACGTAGAATCAAGAGGCCCGGCCTTAATGCCGAGGGTGAGCTGCTCATTACCGGATGAACTCCGGCGATACGAGCAGCCCATAGCAGTAACGCTGACGATTGTGATAATCGCCAGCGCTAAGAATGTCCCACTGCGGAGGGGCTTCACAGCCCCCCCGTGAGCAGGGCATTGGCACCGTGGCCGCTACAGTCGAACAACACGGTCGTACCAGCGCCAGTTGTGGCGAGGAACGACATGAGTTCGGCGAGAACAGCGGCCGGCTCCGCAGTCGAATTGATTGCCCCGGAAGGGGTACTCAAGACGATGTAGGCGGAGCACACAACAGGCGTGATGCTGTCCACGGTCGAGATCGAAGTTTTTTCGATCTTAATCATGGAACGGCGGACCAGCTTGTTCCCCTTGCCCTTTTCGTCGTGACTAATAGTCAGACGATGCGGCAGGGAGGGTACTTCGCTCACTTGAGCGAAGACACGTGTACGTTTGTCAATGCTGAGGGAGTTGAATTCAACTTCAACCCCGGCTGCATTCTTGATTTCATTTGTGTTGAGCGTATTGCTTAGCATACTATGAGTTACTGTTGTTTTGTTACCGGTTCCTTCGGGAAGTCCCGAGGGCTACACCAAGGGAGAACTCCATTGCGGAGACTCCACTGGCACGTATATGACCGGATGTCACTTGGTAAGGAACGCGTTGGTACGCGACCTCCTTAACAAATGATACAGGAATGCCACGTAATGATCCACAGGAGGCCTCGCACCTTACGGTACGAGTCCTTTCAATGGACCAGATGGCTCTGTGCAGTTGTATCACCGGTTCCATATTGTTCACCTTAAACTGATTGAGCCATTGGCTTACGCCAAGGACCCAATCAACGGCGAACGACCAAGGTATAGCATTCCACACGATTGCAGGGTTAAAATTAACGCCCAGCTTGTCGAGGAGTGCTAAGATAGCAGCATGCTGCTTCTGAAACTCAGTATAGTAATAACTATACTGCATTTCTACATGGAACTTAGAAGGGAAGACTTCAGTTTGACGCTTAACACTATAGTAATAGGGATAATCTCGGCCCAGCACTTGCTGGGTACCGAAAATACCCCAAAGACCAGTAGTGTCTTCGTTAGTCAAACCTACACCTTCATTCACGTCCACGGTATGATGCCGTGTACGATACTTCGCGGATTGTGCAGCAAGGCGGTTCATTTGCGCCTTGTACACGTCAAGAGCCTTGAAGAGGCTATTGATGTCGGATACAAGAGGTTTAAGATTGAAATTCCATTGAAGGAACTCGCTCGAAAACCGTCGGGTTAGCTCACGGAAGGTAGAACGCCCACGAACTCTTCGCACAGACCTCATTTTACTGAGGTAGTGCTGGAATTCGTCAAGCGTGTTACTTACGTTAGCCATGCTATGTCGGAGAGACTTCATATCCTTTAGCTCATATAATGAGTTGAGGAGACTAAGTTCCGACTTCAGTCCAGGCAAGAGATGCTTCGCAGCATCATCAAGTAGGACTGCAATGTTATCGGGGTCGTTTATCACGACCTGATCATCGATAACATAGAACATCGGCAGCAGGCCTGTGAAAGGTCTGTCTGCCGGCCCGTATATACCGGATGGCCATAACAGTGGTGTAGGGGCGTGAGCCTCCCACCACCAATACTTCAAGTTATCCGCCGGGCCCCATTGGGCTGTGGCGGAGGTAACTCGGAACGACTGGAGAAGGCCCCTAGACGCGTGGCGCTTATAATGCGCTACGTAGTTCCAGGACTTCTTGTTGCCTTGATCAGGCGACTTTACTTCATACCCCTGGACGAATCCAGGGACGATGACGTAACCGGTGTTTTTAGTTCCAGGCGTTGGTGGTATTCCTTGAGTGGAATACTGGCACGCAACGACTTGAGCATCCTCTTCATTAGAGGTTTTGGTCAGGTACATAACTGCATGTCTGCGTTTGTACGCAGGGACGTTGAAGTAGTTCAACATTGGAGGCAGGGCCACGAGGCT